GTCATCCAGAATTTTTAGATGACGGAACAGTAGCATCTAATTGCACTGATTTATGTTCAGAAAAAGAATGTGCTGAATTGGCTATATTTCCATATACATCAACTTTCTATACAAACGGAAGACAATGCGACACTCAAGTAGGAGCAGCATCTCCTGCGAGAGATGAATGTTCTCTTTCTTTTATCGATGACAATGTAATGAATTCGTGCGACAATGGTACGAATTTGTTCTGTTGGAATACTTACTATGAAAGATGTGGAACAAAGTCTTGGTATGATAATAGATTCATGGGCAAATTTATTCAATCAGTAAATCAATTTGCTTATCAAATAAGAAATAAAACTATTCCATTCTTGTATGATGTTATATTAGCTCCAAGATGGGAAAATTCAGACTATGCGGATAATTCATCAAACGAAGCAAAATCATTAGTTAGTGTTGGAGTAACAAAAATATGTTCTGGTGGATATTTATTAAATGTTGATTTAGAAGAATCCGAAAGATGGACTAATGGATATTTTGCAATATTAAATGAAAATTCAGTACCTGTGTATTTTGCTTCTCCTAAATTCAGTGAAAGTTTTGCAAATCCAACAGATTCACCAGTGCCAGTAATACCACCAACTGTTCCGGTAAAAGATCTAATAGCAACTAGAACATTTAGTGCTAGTATAAACATCTCAAATGATAAAGTAAAAATAACTGGTAGATTTTACAACCAAAAAACTAATGAGTATAAAACTTTCAATACAATAGCACCTGATCAATTAATTAAATTATATCAACACAATGTTTATGATTTTGCAGTATCTGGGGTATATGATAATGTTGCATTTAGTGTATCAACTCTAGGATTTGCTGCACAAAAAATTGATAAAAGTTTTGAATATTATTCTCCATTTAACAACGAAATTGTTAATAAGATTAGATCCATAGTGAGAAGTTTACCTGCAAAGAATTATGTTAAAGTTTCATTGGGTGTTTATACAATATGTGGAATTGAAAACAATGGAAATATGACATGCAGCTCCATTAATGATGACTTTAATGTTCCTGTTAGAAAATACAAACTAGTTTCATGTTCTAATGCTAGCACTAATATTGATGTCGATGACGGGACAGATTATGAAACATATAAAGAATTTTGTTTTGCTGTAGATGAAAACGATGTTATTGTTAAAATTCCTAGCAATCCTATTGATTTTGATAATCAACCAAATTTTGAAAATCAACCAACTAGATCAAATACTCCTATAATAGATCTGTCGTGTATCAATACTAGATGCTTAGCTGTCACAGAGCCAGACGAAAACATTTGTAGTTCTCAGATGCATGGAAGTTGCTGTGTAGATGTAGATACCGCTGATTGCATTCAAACTACTGGAGGCGAGTGTGAAGACTTAGGAGGAGTTTTTGAAACGGGTGGTATATGTTGCATAGTATCGCCAGTAGCAGGTTGTAAAGACTGTGCTGATATCGTTAATGCTGCAAGAAGTCTTCGAGTAAACACATTTACTGAGGCAGAAGGTACCTTACCAACCTCTGATTTGACTTACTATAAGAATGGATTATATGTTGGAATATTTGAACCGGGTAATCCGGTAAATACCATAGGTTCAACAGTAACAGGTAATCCTACAACTGGTGGTGCTTTTGCTTATAAACCATCTGTTGTTGGATATGGCACGACTAATAAGAGATGGGCAATTGTTGTTGCATCAAATGACTATAATATGGATTTCTTGAATGATGAATATGAAAACACCGAGATAATTCCAGCATCGATGTATGATGGTATGTGGAATACGTTCGGAGACAGTAATGTGTATTATGGAATACAATCCAAAGCCATGGAAAAACTAAGAGAACATTCCAGACTTTCTGGTTGGTATTTGCCATCAAAGAATGAGCTTGAATTTGTGAACAATAAGTTAAATCATGGGTTTTTCATTCCAGAGGCATTCAAATCGATGAATAGTGGCACATATATGACATCTACACCATATTTTGAAATGCAATCTAGCACCAAATACAACTTAGATTCCCAGATCTTTAATAACCAAGCATTTATGTTTGGACAGAGCTTTAACAAGAAAGATTATGGATCTATATACTTAGTACCAAGAAGAACTAAAGTTAATGTTCGTCTTATTCGAAGGATTGAACTGGAGTAATTATTATGAGTGATGAAAAAACGTGTTCTAGTAAGCCAGATCCAATACAATTTAGAACAGTGACTGTACCAGATACTAAAAATATCATTTCTAGAAAAATAGGAATGATACAGAGTTTTGCTATGTCTCTTACTTCTAAGGGGCTAAACGAAAAGAAGATAAACAGAGCAACTAAGCAATTACGAGTTCTCAGCTGCTTCGGAGATAAGCACCTGAACGGCGTGGTTCCTCCCTGCGAGCATCTGAAGGAAAGTAAGACAGATGGACAGTATTTCTGTGGCGGATGTGGCTGCGGGGATCGTGCTGGTACTTGGTTGGTTGCAAATGGTAATGATTACAGCAAGCTAGACTACCCAAAGCTAAATTGCCCAATCACCATGCCTGGGTTTACCAACTACGTTGCTAGCAAACCAGACGAAGCTATCTCACCGATCACTCGAAAGTATTATCTTGAGAATATAGCGTTTGATGATCTAAATAAGATGCCAGTGACTCTTCCAGACATGCCTGAAGCTATGCAGAAAGCTATGGATGAAAGAGATGCAAAGATGTTACCTAAAGATGGAACAACATTAAACACACAGCAATTAGGGTAATTGGTTAATGCCATAAATACCTTTAAGGAGATTTTATGGCAGCACCTAATTCACGACAAACTCTTATCGAATACTCATTGAGACAGCTGGGAGCACCAGTTGTTGATATTAATGTAGATTGGCAGCAATGTGAAGACCGTTTAGATGATGCTTTGCAACAGTTCTCTGAAAGACACTTTGACGGAGTAGAGAAAGCTTTCTTTCTTTATCCCGTTACTGCACAAGATATAATCAATGAATATATCAACACCGACAACCTTGGTCCTGTGAATGGATTTGGTGGTGATGGACCAACCGGAGCAGATATCGTTACCGTAGTCAAACTATTCCAGTTTGGCCCCTTTGGTAACATCTCCATGTTTGATGTTAGATACCAACTGGCTCTCAGCGATTACTTTGGTATTAATACTAACCTGATGTCCAGTAGAAATACGGGACTAGCTCAATATGATAGCACCAAGCGTTATATTAATCTAATTCAGGATATGTTTCAACCAGAAAAAACTATACGGTTTAGTAAGGTAACAAATAAGCTGCATGTTGAAATGAATTGGCAACAGGAATTAATTCCAGGCGCCAACATCATGATCGAAGCTTATGTGCTTCTCAATCCAGATAAATTTACCGAAATCTACAACGACAGATTGCTCAAGAAGTATCTGACTGCGCTAATCAAAAGACAATGGGGTATGAATATGGCTAAATTTGGTGGAGTTATTCTGCCAGGTGGAGTTACTCTTCGAGGTCCAGAGATCGTAGCAGAAGCTCAGAATGAAATTGCTCTCATCGAACAACAGATTCAGCTAGAGTATGAACTCCCCATAAATTTCATGATCGGTTAATATGGCAAAGAATCCCTACTTCAAAGATTACTCAGGCGAGCAAAACATAATTGAAGATCTCTCTATAGAGATCATCAAAACTATGGGTAAGGATATGTTGTATATTCCTCGCGAGCAGTACAACAAAAATGTTGAATTCGGAGAAGCTCAATATAGATTTAGTAAATCGTTTCCTTTAGAAATGTATATTCAATCTGTTTCTGGTTTTGAGGGAGAGGGAGACATCATCTCAAAGTTTGGATTAGAGGTAAGAGATAAGGTTACTTTGATTATTTCTAAGAAAAGATTTAATAAAGAAATAGCAGAAAAGTATGATGGAATAACAAGACCAAGAGAAGGAGATTTAATTTATTTTCCTCTCAGTAATGGATTGTTTGAAATTAACTTTGTAGAACACGAAAATCCTTTTTATCAAGCCGGTAAGTTATACACATACTCACTAATCTGCGAACTAACTACAATAGACGACGATGAGTTTGCAACAGGTGAAACTGATGTTGATGTGGTAGTAACTCAGAATAGAGCAGAGATAGATCTGTTTAGTATATCTACTCAAATTTCTACTAATAAGATTTTCTATGATGGAGAAACTGTATATCAAGTAAATGGAATCACTGGTGCTAGTGGTGGTACATATGCAAATGCAACAGCAGAAGCTCATTGTGTTAAATTTTATCCAATCAGTAAAACTATGGAAGTATATGGAATTAGTGGTTCGTTCCTATACAACTCACAAAGCATTCGAGGAAAAAACTCTGGTGCAGAATATTATGTTACAGGTATAACTGGAACTAATCTCATAATTCCAATATCTCCAATAGATTCTCTTTCCTCCGGTGATAATGAATCAATCAAAGATACTGGCGATACTCTTAGCATATACGACTTTACTGATATTGATCCATTCTCTGAAGGAATATACTAATGTTTGAATACTTCTATAACCAAACTTTAAGAAAATTAACATTAGCATTCGGTGGATTGTTTGATGAAATTTATGTTTCAAAAGACACATCAGATGGCAAAATAGAAAGAACAAGAGTTCCTCTTACATATTCCGGTAAAGAAAAATTTATCAGAAGAATTAATGAAGCAAGTTCAATTTCTAATAATGTTAAAATTGAAACCTTGCTCCCTAAGATGGCATTTGAGATGACAAATCTCCAATACGATCCTACTAGAAAAGTAAACAAAATAAACAAAAAGTTTAAGAGTTCATTAGTAAACGGAGAAACCTACACACAACGAGCATATGCAGAAGTTCCATATAATGTGCAATTTTCTTTGTATTGTTTCACAAGAACCGTTGATGATAATCTACAAATAATGGAACAAATACTTCCATATTTCTCTCCGGAATTTATAGTCACTCTTAAGATGAATGAAGTGGATACCAATGTTGATGTTCCAATAGTACTCAATACAACAAACATGACAGAGCAGTACGAAGGAGATATGACAACACGAAGATCTGTTATTTCTTCTTTCTCATTCACGGCTAAAGCACACATATTCAGTAAGGTAAGCGGATTTGGGATTATTAAAGAAATTGATATTAATTTGTTGGAGGATAACACCCTATGAAAGAAAACATTCCAAAAGTATTTGATACTATATCCGAAAGTCTTGGAGTTGATTTTTCTGCTCCAAAGAAAGAATTAAGACAAGTAAAAGTAGCAGAGGGAATTCCTGCAGACAAAAGAATGGATACTGATTTTGAATATGCAAGACTTAATCTGAAAGAATTAATAGACAAGGGTAAAGATAGTCTAGAGAATGCAATATCATTGGCAGAAAGCCTAGATTCTCCTCGTGGATTTGAAGTTGTTTCCAACTTTGCGAAACAGCTAGCTGAGATGAACAAAGATCTAATGGGTCTATATCAGCAAAAGAAAGAGATTGAAAAAGAAAAAATCACAGTGAATAATAACACAACAAATGCGATATATGTTGGTTCTACGAGTGATCTGCAAGATCTTGTAAATCAAAGTCGAAGCAGAAGAAAGGCATTGGATAATAATGAGGAACAACAACCAAAGTAAGAGTTATCTCGGTAATCCCAATCTAAAGGGACCTGGTGTAAAAATTGAATTCACCAAGGAACAAGTTGAAGAATATGTAAAGTGTGCAAATGATCCAATTTATTTTATTAAGCATTATATAAAAATTGTAACTCTAGATAAGGGACTTGTTCCCTTTGAGTTATATGATTATCAAGAAGATATTGTTAGTAAGATACACAACAATCGATATGTGATTGCAAAGCTTCCAAGACAGTCCGGAAAGTCTACCACAGTTATTGCATACATTCTTCATTACATTCTGTTTAATCAAAACATGAGTGTTGCTATTCTAGCGAACAAACAAACAACTGCTAGAGAAATGTTGTCTCGTCTAAAGCTGGCATATGAATATTTGCCAACATGGCTTCAACAAGGAATTCTGGAATGGAATAAGGGATCAATTCAATTAGAAAATGGTTCTAAGATTCTTGCATCATCTACCTCTGCATCTGCAGTCCGTGGTGGTTCTTATAACATGTTGTTCCTCGATGAGTTTGCATTCGTTCCGGGAAATATTGCAGAGGAGTTCTTTAGTTCGGTGTTTCCTACAATCACCTCCGGTGTGAGTACTAAAGTGCTGCTGATCTCCACTCCAAATGGTTTGAACATGTTTTATAAACTATGGAAGGGTGCTACAAAGAAAGAAGGAGATCCGGGTAAGAATGAATACATCCCGATAGAAGTACATTGGACAAAGGTTCCAACCACTTCGGGTGGTATGCTTAGAGATGAAAAGTGGAAAGAGGAGATGATCAAACAGACATCGGAAAAGCAATTCGAGTCTGAGTTTGAGTGTAACTTCTTAGGATCTTCTAATACTTTAATATCAACTTCTAAACTAAATGTAATGGCATGGAAAGAACCTCTATATTTAACAAGAGATGGTCTTACTGTATACGAAGAACCAATAGAAGATCATTTATATTTCATTACAGTTGACACCGCAAGAGGACAGGGAAAAGACTATAGCGCATTTTCGGTAATTGACGCAACCGCATCTCCATACCGATTGGTGTGTAAGTTTAGGAATAATCTGATATCTCCCATGCTTTTTCCTACAGTTATAGAAAAAGCCGGATACAAATATAACAAAGCATATCTGTTCATTGAAATCAATGACATCGGTGGACAGGTTGCAGATATTCTACATTCTGATCTTGAGTACGAGCATGTCCTGATGTCTTCTATGAAGGGTAGAAAGGGTCAGGTTGTCACCGGAGGGTTCGGTAGGGGTGAAAGCACCTTTGGTATCAGAACCACTAGTCAAGTCAAAAGAATTGGATGTTCGGTTCTCAAAAACCTAATCGAACAGGATAAATTACTGCTGGAAGACTATGACATTCTGACAGAGCTGATGTCGTTTGTCAGCAAGTCTCAAAGTTTTGCGGCAGAGGATGGACACACAGACGATCTTGTCATGTCTCTGGTGATGTTTGCATGGCTTTCTTGTCAGCCATATTTCAAGGAATTAACTAATCTGGATACTCGACTTGCTCTATATAAAAACGAGATACAACAGCTAGAAGAAGATTTGGCTCCGTTTGGGTTTATTACCACCCACGATGAGGATAGCATGAAGACATTTACGGACGGAAATGACTTATGGAACGTAGATTCTTCTAAAAATCTATTTTGATAAATAACCCTAGAGTAAACCACATCTCTAGGAGAATAAAAAAATGGCAGTAAGACCAAATGTTACAGTAAGTATAGTTGACAATTCATTTATAGTTGCAACTGGAGAAGATTCTGGAACCCACGTTTCTGCGATGTATAGTAATTACGGTTCAGGTGTTCCGAATTTAGTTACTATATTCGGAGTAACTTTAGATGTAGCTAATAAGTACATGACAGTAGAATCTGTTGGTTCTTGGGTTTCTAAACTCAACGGAAGTACTTTTGGTGGAACAGCAGGCGACGGTCCAACTGGCCCGTGGAAGACTGACTGGTATTCTGCATATAATTACCTTCTCTATGGTGGTTTGCTACGCATCACCAACGATCTCACCAATCTATACGACGAAACTCTTGTTCTAGATTCAGTATTCACCGCAAGTATGACTTCAACTCATGGTAATTGGGTTAATGCTATGTGTACTCAAAGAACTGATTTAGTTGGTATTATTGGTGTGACTTATGAAGGTTACACTGGTGGAAGTGTCCCCAGTGGATTGACTGATACTCAGATGGTGCCAGCAACCACTTCATACAGTTCTAACAATATAATGTTAGTTGGTGGTGAAAAAGTAGCACTAGGACTTTCAAATACTGGTGTAGAGAATTATGTCGATATTCCACTCGCATCAGATGTTGCTGGTTGCTTGGTTAGAACCGATAGAGAATCACAACAATGGTTCTCTCCTGCAGGAACTCGCAGAGGTCGTATCTTGAATACTATAAGACTCAAGAAAAATCCATCTGCAACTGAACAAGATAATTTGTACACTGCAAAAGTTAATTCGATAATTGGTATTGCTGGATCTGGTACATTCTTGTTCGGAGACATAACCAGAGAACCTACCGCAACTTCTACTCTTACGAGAATTAATGTTGTTCGTCTAATCAACTATATCAAGAAAACTCTTGGTAGAACTGCTTTTGGTGTTCTCTTTGAAGTTAATGATGAAATAACCAGAAACTTGTTTGTAAATGCTTCTAGAGGTTTCTTACAGCAAATTCAAGATGGTCGTGGTTTATATGGATTCAAAGTTGTATGTGACGAATCAAATAATCCAGGAGCAATTATTGATGCAAATCAATTTGTTGCAGATGTGTTCATTAAACCAACCAAGTCCATCAATTATGTTAAACTTGTCATCACCAACATAAATACAGACGCTGTATTATAATAAAAGGGAGAAATAAATGTCAATTCATAGCCTCGATAATTTTACTCGTGAGTTCTATGGAGGAACTCGTCCTAATAGATTTAGAATAACTGGCGCTCTACCTGCGGGGGTAGGAGCAGCAGGACCCAGTGCTGGTGGAGCATTGTTTTTTGATACACACTGTATCGCCACAACTCTACCAGAGAGTATAGTTGGAATTATTCCAATTCCTTTCCGTGGTCGTGTTTACAAATTTGCAGGCGATAGAACTTATAATGAGTGGAATATAACCGTCATGGATGACACCACACCAAAAGATACTTGGGGATTATTTCATAACTGGTCTGAACAGTTTAATAACCATGAATCGAACCTAGCTGCAGATAGAAGACAACAAGTGGCTTTATGTAAGGAAATCACATGTGATCTTTTAGATCACAACTCAGATGTTACCCTTAGAACAGTTCGTATTAAGAATGCATGGCCTGTACAGGTTGGTCCACTAACCCTAGATATGAATGCAGCAAATCAACTTGGAACATTTACTGTGCAAATTGCATACACTCACTACACAATAGGTTAACAAAGAAACGATAATTATATTATGGCAATTGAAGTCTTTGGTTTTAGTTTTGGAAAGAAAAAAGATCAGGATGAAAAAACTCTGGAATCATCACAGATTCCGGTAACTCCTGAACCATACGATGGTTCATACACATTTGAAACCGGAGGAGTCTTTGGCACATCCATCGACTTCTCCGGTTCCATTAGGGATGAGAATCAATTAATTGGTCAGTATCGCGGCATGGTTTTACACTCAGAAGTTGATGCTGCGGTAGAGGACATAGTAAACGAAACAATTGTAATGGGCGAAGATAGAAAGCCTGTTAAATTGAATCTTGATTACGTCAATCTACCAGACACAATTAAAACAAAAATGTATTATGAATACAACCATGTTTTAAAGCTACTAGACTTCACCAACAAATGCCATGAGATTTTTCGCCGTTGGTATGTTGATAGCAAAGTGTTTTACTATAAAGAGATTGATAAACAGAACCCACAACGTGGATTGATTTCTCTCATACCAATTGATCCCATAAAGATCAAGAAGGTTCGTAAGATAGAAAAAGATAGAACCAGAGTTGCTGGTGGTCAAATTATTCCGTTCATCAAGAAGATCGAAGAATACTATGTCTATGTCGATACCGACAAAGAAGCAATGTATCCAACCACGCCTTCTGGTTATAAATTTACAATAGATAGCGTTACATATGCACACTCCGGAGTTGTTGATTCTGTAACTAAGCGTGTGGTTGGTTATCTACAAAAAGCCATACGTCCACTTAACATGTTGCGCCAGATTGAAGACGCAGTAGTAATCTATAGAATTTCTCGCGCTCCTGAGCGTAGAATCTTCTATATTGACGTTGGTAATTTGCCAAAGCAAAAAGCAGAACAATATCTTCGAGAGATCATGAATCGCTATCGTAACAAGATTACATACGATTCTGCAACTGGTCAAATTCGAGACGATAGAAATCATCAACACATGCTTGAAGATTACTGGCTACCTCGTAGAGAAGGTGGAAGAGGAACTGAGATCACCACGCTCGACGGGGGACAAAACCTTGGAGAGATGGAAGATGTTATGTACCTACAGAAGAAACTCTATAGATCCCTTAATGTTCCAATTTCTAGATTGGAAGCCGAATCTGGTTTCAATATGGGAAGATCTGCTGAGATTACAAGAGATGAAGTTAAGTTCTATAAGTTCGTAGAACGTCTTCGTCTTCGTTTTGCATCTATGTTAGTAGACATGCTCAAGACTCAAGTGATTCTCAAAGGAATCATGACAGAGGATGAGTGGAGTAAAATTCAGCACGATATTACTTTCAAGTTTAATAAAGATTCATACTTTAACGAATTAAAAGAAAATGACATCATGCGTGACAGAATGGATATGCTAAATAATCTTACGCCGTATGTTGGCAGATATTATTCAGATGAATACATTCGTAAATCTATACTCAAGCAAACTGATGAAGAAATTATTGAAATCAATGCTCAAATTGCAAATGAACAGCAGGAAGCTTTGATTAAGCAAGTAGAGCAACAACAACAGATGATGTCTCTTGGAATTCAACCGGAACAACAGGATGGTGGTCAACCCCCACCGCAGCAATAATGAGCATTAAACCAGAATTTGTAGCACTCATGATGAGTGACAAGGAGTTATTCAAGAAGGAACTATATTCCATTCTTGAAGACAAGATGTCCATTCAAGTTAGCAACAAATACATTGATGAATCAGAAAAATTGTTTGAACACACTAAGCTTGAATCAAAACCAGTAATCATTAAAGAAGCAGTTATAGAACCTAGCAAAAAGGTCTATATGCCAATTAATGAGGTAAATAGTGCAATAACATCTAATAGAACTCATTGGATGACAGCAAGAGATGGTTCTAGTTTAGAACTAACTCCGCAAATGGCTAAATACCTAGCAGAACTATACAATTCTCTAAATAGTTTACACAAAGACAAATTAGTAAATCTAATTCAGGAATCTGAATATGGGTTTAAAAAAGCAGTTCAAACTGCAGAAAAGTTATACGGGAGATAAAAATGGATACAAACAAACTAATCAAAAGCGTCATTCAAGAAAACATAATTGAATCCAAGAAGATTGCTACCGAGATTCTTCTACAGAAGCTATCTGAGCGTCTTCAGTCTAAGTTCCAAGAGTATGCTCCTGAGACTT